TACAGGCGTTAGTAGATAATAGTATTATGGACGTTACGACTGCTTTGTCGCATGTTCAAGGTATTGACAAGTTTGATGCTACTATTGATGTTACTACAGATAGTGTAAAAGACGCTATTGATGGTGGCTTCAAAGGCATATTTAAGTTTACAGATAAGGAAGATGCACACAACTTAGACTATCTGAGAAATGATGCCCAAGAGTTAGCACAAGTTTTTAGAAAGATAATGCCACAGAAGTCTGATGAACAAATAATTCAGATGGCTGTTGATAAAGTGTCTGCTAACTTTATGGAAGTCAAGTCACCAGACGGTAGTGTATCACTTGTTAAACAATCTAAACTATCTAAAAGAACTCCTGCATATGTGGAGAACTTAGAACAGGGTTTAGAAGAAATAACAAAAAATGCACAACTAGTGAGATACATTCATAGTGAGTTAGGTATAGAGCCTCGTTATGTAATGACAGACGGTTCTGTGGTAGCAGGACGTAGCCAACTAGCGGAAGCTAGAAGAAACGGACTGATGGTACGTGGCTTTGATGACGCTGCTAATTTTACAATAAGTTTACGACATCACGAAGGTAACGAAAACTTAGTATACTTAATAGCTACATCTAAAGATGAGGGTACAGCTAAAACTCTTGATTTTATAAACTTACATGAGTTTGATAAGATGAGAGTACAGGGTATCAAAGAACAGTATGTAACTAAGTTTGACGAAGCTGTTGGAAAAGGTCAAATTTCTATGGCAGACTTTGACCCTGCCTTGTTAGAAGAATACGAGGATTTGGGTGCTGATAGTATTGGAGACCAAGGTGAAGACTTTAGTGTAATTGATACTGGTAGAGTAGGTGGCGAACTTGAAGTCACTGACTTTGAAGCTATAACAGGTTTGACTGGTCAGGCTGATAGACGCACAGCTAGAGAAAGTCTAACAAAGTTTATGGAAGGTGAGCGTAACGCTTTACTTGACAAAGCTAGACAGAAAGCGCAAGAACGTGGCATCAATCCTGACGCTGTAGACGAAGCTGGTGATAGTATCTTTGAATCTATCTTTGATAGCATAGGCGAAGGTATAAGTAGTCTGTTTGGTAGTGACGAAGCCGAAGCAGCTACTATAGAATCAGAACCTGTGACGGTAACTCCTAGCGAGGTATCTACTAGAACCTTTAGCGACAAAGCTGTAGACACAACTACAATTCAAGGCGATACTGCACAATCTAAAGCTGTTAGCCTAATCAAAGTACAGGAAGACTTTAGAGCTAACCCATACAAAGATGGTAAGAATAAATCTGTAGGTTATGGCTTCTACATCCCTTCATTAGAGAGTGATGAAAAAGCTTTGATTAAAGACATCAACAACATAACGCAGCCAGAAGCTGATGCAGTCATTGAACTTAAAGTAAACAAGATTACAGACTTTATGACCAATGAGGTAAGCGGCTTCGACAACCTGCCTGATAACACACAGATGGCTATCACTAGTATGGCGTTTCAGTTAGGTAGACAGAACGTCAGAGATGAGTGGCCTAAGTTTATGACAGCTATTAAGAAAGCTGCTTCACTACCAACAAACTCAGCAGAGCAAAAAAAAGCTTTGGAAGAAGCCTCTATGCACATGCTGTTTAATGTTAGTGGTAAAAGAAAGACAGCCACTAGCTGGTCAAAACAAACACCTAATCGTGCTAGAGAAATGGCAGAAGCTATAAAAGGATAAGTCATGGCTGAACAGAAGTTTAAGACAGAACTTGAGGCATTGGGATTTGGGGGTGCTACCCCCTCTCCTTACACCCCTAAGTTCACGCTAGACGAAGTAAACAAAGCTAACATGGAAGCAAAGGCTAGACAAAAAGATGCTAGTTTCTTTGAGCTAGTTGGTGAGCGTTACTCCGAAGCTGGCACTATACCTTCTGTTCTGTCATTGATAGACCGTCCTGATGCAGAAGAAGCACCCACCATGCTGACGCAGGAAGATGTTGATTCTGTAACTGAGGGCATTACCAATGAACGTGCATTGAAACGTGTGTTGGATGCTACCCAAGAAAAAGGTATTATGTATGGACGTGCTATTGCTGATGAGGTAAGACGCACTGACGAAGTAAACAAGAAACTATCTCAGGCAGGTCTAAAAGGTTTGGCAGCTACAGTTACAGCAGATGTGTTTGCACCAGATGATGCAGCACTTATGCTTACAACTGCTGCTGCTACGGCTGCTGTAGCCCCTGCTGCTGCTCCTGTTACAGCTTTGGGTGCTAAAACTTTTAGCATGTTTAGCAAGTTTAAGAATAATAAAAAGTATCTTATGGCTGCTGCTGGTATTGGTGGCACAGAGTTAGCTGGTCTAGAACTACTTAGGTCACAAGTTAAGTATGACATCACAGGTGGTGACATCATGCTGGCTGGTGCATTAGGTGCTGGCTTCAATCTAGGTTTTACTAGACTTGGACAAGTCATGACCAAACGTGCTAACGTGCAGATGGCACTCAGAGACCAAGCAGACGGTAAGGTACTCACAGACGCACAGCAAAGATTACTACAAGATAACGATGATGAGATACTAGCTCAACAGTTTCGTAAGATGGCCTTAGATGGTGACGACTTCAAAACAGGTGAAGCTGTTGTACCTGACGCTAGTGCTGGTATAAAAAGAAAAGAACTGTCAGAAATGACAGAAGAAGAGATTGCTGCAATACCAAAGCAAAGAGGCGTAGCACCTAAATTAAGAGGTGTGTTGTCTTCCTTTGTACGTGCTAAAGATTCAGATGATGGTACAGTACGTTGGTTAGCAGATGGTCTTGGATTAAATAGTACTGGTAACAGAGTTGACCCTGCTACTGGTAATACCATACCTGTAAACTTTGGTGCGTTAGAGCAACGTGACACTATGGTTATGTCATATCGTGCTAAAGTAGCTGTACCTATTCGTACTCTTAGGGATGACTTTATCAGACGTAATCCTAATATTACACGTTCAGATTTTAGTGTACTAGTCTCTAGACAGATACGTATGCCAAACCCTAACGCTGATAAAACAATTAGAGAAGCAGCAGACATTTACAAGCGTGAGATAAACAACATAGCTAAAGAAGCTATAGGTGCTGACGCTGCTGGCTTTACATCTGGTGTTATATCTCGCATTGACAACTATGTTCCTAGAATGTTTAACAAGGGAAACATAGCTAGACTACGTAAAGAAACACTACCAGATGAAGCTGACGGTACTATCAACAAGGCTTGGGGTGAACTAGCTGAAGCTGCTATACGCAGAGGTCAGCCAGAAATTGAGCGTGATGTAGCTAAGATGTTAGCTAAGAAACGTGGTAAGCCTGTGACTAATAAGCAAGTAAAAGCTTTCATTGCTTCTATGTCACGTGGTTACATTAAGAACGTAGTAGACCCTAAGTATGGTGGAGCATCAGCTAAGTTACGTAATGGTGACTTTGATGTAGAAGACTTTACAATGCTTATGAAGAACGAAGGTTTTGATGATGCTGACATCGAAGTAATGATTGATGCTCTTACTCGTTCTGCTGAAGTAAAGGGACACAAACGAGCCAAACCACGTATGATACTAGATGAAGGTACAGAGATTACTGTAACAGGTGCAGACGGTAAACCTTTCCAACTAAAGTTTACGGACTTGTTGGAAGAAAACATGGAAAACCTGTACGACAGTTATGTATTTCAACTAGCAGGTGCTACGGCTCTTGCTCGTAATGGTATCAATACAAACAAGTTAGGGTCTAGCTTTGACACTCTGCTAGGTAAAGTAAAAGACCAAGCAGATTCAACCAGACAAAAAGAAATAGACGCATTACAGTATATGTATGATTCTGTAACAGGTCAACTAGCATACAAATCAGGCTTGTCAGACGATGCTTTGACTATTACACGTAGAGTGAGAGAGGTTTCTTTCTTCACTAGTATGGGTATGTCAGGCATGGCGGCATTGATGGAAACATCCAATGTGCTGTTTGAATATTCGTTAACCACATTAATGAAAACTGTACCTCAATTCAGAAACTTAGTACGTAAAGCACAGAACGGTGAGTTAGATAATAAGCTAATGCGAGAGATGATGGCAGTCACTGGTGTGGGTAGTGATGGCATGGTATCTAAAGTTACAACCATGAGAAGCAGACTAGAGGGTGACGTAGCTAGTGGCATGGAAATCGCTGGTGAAATTACTGAGATGGATGTTCTACTTGGACGTGGACGCATTTTTATGTCAGTAGCTTCTGGTCTTCAGGGTGTAACTGACATTCTTCGTAGGGGTACTACACTTAACTATGCTACAGAATGGTCAGACGCAGTAAGACGTGGTAAAGTTCCATTCTCCCCTATTAAACGTGAGCAGTTAGGCATATCAAATGCAGTAGCATCTGACATTGGAAAGATGATTAGAAAGCATGCGACATACAATAAAGACGGTGCGTTAGATGCGTTGAATATTGACAAGTGGGAACTACAAGACGCTAAGAATGTGTTTAGCATGTCTGCCAGACGTGAAGCTACACAACTTGTGCAAGAGATGAACAATGGCTCAGTAAATGGATTACTGCGTAGTGAGATAGGTAAAACATTCTTTCAGTTTTTATCTTTCCCTATGGCTTCTATGGAACAACAAGCTATGCGTCTAGGCGTTAGGTTTGTTAATGGTGACGCTCAACAAGTAGCACGTATCATGGCGTTTTCTGCTTTGATGGGTAGTATGATGTACATGAGCAGAACTTATCTTAATTCTATGGGACGTAGTGACCAACAGGAATACCTACAGCGTAATTTCCAGATGGATAGATTTGCTCAAGGTGCATTAAGTCAAATAGGTGCTGCATCCTTGTTTGGTTATATCTACCAACTGTCAACAGGTGCAATGGATGGTAATACCAATGCTCTTACACCTGCTGGTGTGTCATTAGGTATTGGTGCAGTTAAAGGTGTTTCAGATATATTTGATGCCATAGGTGAAGGGGAACTAACAGAGAACGAGTTGCGTAGTCTTTTACGTGTTCTACCTTTCTCTTCGTTATATGGAGCAAGACAAATATTAAATGGTTTGGCTAACGCCGCTACAACAGAATAGGATAAGAGATGGCTCTTTCATATCAAAACTACACAGGGGATAACACGACTACTACGTTTTCCATCCCCTTCACATATCAAAATACTAGTGAGATTAGCGTTACTGTAGACGGTGTGGCTGAAACACCCCTGACCTTTCCTTCTACTTCTACTGTGCAGCTAGGTATTGCCCCAGCAACTGGTACACTTGTACAAGTAAGACGTACAACAAGCCTAACAGCACGTGCAGTTGACTTTGCCTCAGGCTCAGTCCTGACAGAAGAAGACTTGGATAATAGTAGTATTCAGGTCTTCCACGCTGCACAGGAAGCTAACGACAGGGTTGGAGATACTATTGGTCTTGATACTACCAATCGTTGGGATGCTGGTGGTAACATTATTAAAAATGTCGGAGACCCTGTTAACAATACAGACGCTGTAAACAAGCAGTTCTTATCTACCAACTTGCCTGACATCACCACTGTTGCAGGTATTCAAACAGAAGTAACAACTGTCGCAGGTATAGCTAGTACACTAACAGCTAACTTAACTGACATTCAAAACGCTGAAGAACACGCACAGGAAGCTAAAGACTACGCTACTAAAACAGACGGTCAAGTACAAGAAAACGGTGCAAACAGTGGTAACTATTCATCTAAGTCTTGGGCTGTAGGTGGTACAGGTGTCACAGATACTGCTGGTTCTGGCCCTGCTAAAGACTGGGCTGTTGAAACACTTGGTAGTGTTGATGGCACAGAGTATTCTGCTAAAGAATATTCTATCGGCACTGGTGATAACTCAGGCATGAATACTGGCTCTGCTAAACAGTGGTCTCTTGGCGGTGGCACAAGTTTTGACCGTGATACTGCTGTAGCTGGTGGTGAGTACTCTGCCAAGTATTGGGCAAATCAAGCTAAAAACGAAACTCAATCCCAGCGTGATGTGTATTACGGAGCATTTACTAGCGATGCTGCTGCTGAATCGTATCAAACAGGTGCTGCACCTACAGGAAATGCTGGTACAGTAGATGTTGGGGACTTGTACTTCAATAGTACTAGTAACACACTACGTGTACGTAGCTCATCTGGGTGGCAAGATTCTGCCGCAGACACATCTAGTTTTGCCACTAACGGCTTCGCAATCGCAATGGCAATCGCCCTATAGTTTAGAGGATTATTATGGCACAGAATTTTAGAAGATATAAATTAAGAAATGTAGGCACTGTTGCTGCTGATATTCCTGATGGGGCAAACTTTGATAGTTTTGATACAATTGTAGGGATTCATTGTGCTAACAGGACATCAAATTCAATTACTGTGGATGTTTTTATAACAGACAACACGACTTCTGAAGGTGGTGTAGGTTCTACTGATACTGCCGGAAATCAAGAATACTACTTAATAAAGGGTGCGCCTATAGCTGCGGGTGGAGCATTACAATTACTTGATGGTGGTGCAAAGATAGTCGTAGCAAGCGGTGATAGATTGTTTGTTAAATCGGACACAGCAAGCTCACTAGATGTGTGGGTATCTGCCGTTGACGCAATTAGCACATAAGGGGGTTTACTATGGGTTACATAGGTAATCAGCAAACTGAAGGGTTTTCTAAGATACCCCCAAAGCAGGATTTGACAGGGGCTACAGGCGCAAGCCTAATTCTGTCTCATGCTGTATCTAGTCCAGAAAGCATTGACCTTTTTATTAACAACGTGCGTCAAGAACCTACTGAATCGTATACCACAGATGGTAATACAGTTAATCTAGTAGGATATACTGTAGCAGCAACAGATGACATCTATGTGGTGTACAACGCACTAGCACAGCAGACTAGCACACATCCAAGCAACCAAGCACTGCAAGCTACAAACGGTACGTTTACTGGCGGCTTGAACGTAGGCACAATTAAAGATGCTACTGGAACAAACACTGCCATGACTATTGATAGTGCTGGAATTGTAACGCCCTCTAATCCAGTGCTGTTTCATATTTATATGAACTCTAATACTGCTCTTCCAGATGGCGCAGGTGTTGTTCTTCCGTTACAGGCGGCAGAATATGCTACTCACTCATTTCACGACACAACAAACAATCGCATCACTGTTCCTAGTGGACACAGCGGTTATTTGTTCCTGAGTTGGAACGTCAGAATTGATGCCCTTGATGGTGATAATAATGCCGCTTATCTGCGTAAGAACGGCACTGTAATCGTTGAACAGAATAAGTATTACACTAGTGCCGCTGCTGAAAGCATTTCATTCACAGGGTCGAGAGTAGTGTCATACACCGCTGGTGATTACTTTGACCTTTACTGTTTCCAAGACAACCTAAGCACCAACACGAGAAACGCAATTGCTGGTGCTGTCAACACTTTTATTAGCGGTTTTAAAGTAGGATAACAATATGGCACTTTCAAAAATAGACCCAGTAACATCAGTTGACCTTACAGACAAAGAATATTTCCTTGTTAAGCTTATAACAAATCAAACAAATATTCCTGACGCAACGGAAGAAACTGTTGATTTTAGCGGTAATGGCACTGTTGAGTACGACACCAAATCAAACTTTGACACAAGTAATGATGCGTATCTTTTAGATAGTAGTGATGGAGTTTATTTAATCTCATTTGGTTGTAGTATTTGCTCAGATGGCATTAACACAGAGGAGTTGGAAGATGCTGGGTGCCAAATAGAAGTTGCAACTGATGGCTCAACTTTTACAGGGTTATTTGGCGCAGCTCACAGAACTACACAAAGCGATAATAGTATGGCGGGTTCAGCGCATTTTTCTGGTGCTTACATTTACAAAGCAACAACAGCGACAACAAAAATTAGAATGGTTGTACTAGCTGATGCTAACGCCAGTGCAACTTATGAAGTTAGGGGCAGGGTACACTCGAATATGCAAGGTAATACATTTTCTACTGCTACAGCATACGGCACATATTTGAATGTGGTGAGGATAGCATAATGACACAAATGATAGTTAATAGGAGAAGCAGATGCCATACATAGGAAAAGCACCTGTAGGCGGTGGGTTTAATAAACTATCATTCCCTGCTGCCTCTGCTACCGCTACCTACGCTCTTACGCTAGGTGGTGCAGCATACTTTCCAGAATCTGCAAATCATCTAATAGTATCTCTCAATGGTATTATTCAAGCTCCTCAAGATTCGTTCACGGTCAGCGGCAGTAACCTTGTATTTGCTGAAGCTTTGACCACTAACGACACAATAGATTTTATTGTGGCTCTTGGGGATGTATTTGATGTGGGTTCTGTGAGCGATGGAACAATCACAGCTAGTAAATTATCTGGCAACTTAATGCGTAACGGTATTCGTATCAATACAGGGACACTATCAACAAACACAACTATTGCTGCGTCAGAACGTGCAATGGTCGCAGGTACGTTCACAATCGCATCTGGAACCACGCTTCTAATTAATGGGGAGATGAGCATTGTCTAAATTACTCGTCAACGAACTCGCCCCCAAAACTGCTGGCAACAAGATTATTATGCCTCAGGGTGGGATTATTCAGGTTCAGTACACGCAATTCACTGGGTTTAGTACGCCATCTTTAGCGGCAGCGACTGACACACCATTAACAGATTTGACGGTCAATATCACACCAGCAAGCACATCAAGTGTCATTCACTTACAGGCGCATGTCTTCTGTGAATTTAGTGTGAGTGCCAATGCTTACGAACACGTTTTCTTTTTCTACAGAGACACTACCAAACTCGGACAACCCAATGTGGGAAGTCGGAAAGGTGGAATAAGCATGGCAACAAGAACCTTCGAATCGGCAGATGCCAACTCTACACCAAATATTGCCAGATATGATTATTTCGACACGCCAGCATCAACGTCAACAATTACATATAAGTGCGGCATATTCGTTCTTTCTGCTGAGACGTTCTTTATTAACAGAACAGTCGGCGATGTAGATGCCAATTATTCTGAGAGAGGCATCTCATTCATCAGTGCAACAGAAATCGCGGGGTAATAAATTATGGCATCTATATTAAACGTAGACCAAATCGGTCACTCAACATCAGGCAACACGGCACTGACAGTAGATAGCAGTGGGAATGTGTCAGCCAGTGGGCGTGTTACTACACCAGCTAGGCCAGCGTTTCGTGTTACCGGCGTGTTAAATGGTTGGGCAGATCTTGTTTCTAATACGAAAGTTAGTTTGTTAACCACAGTTGATTACAACATTGGCAGTCATTATAGCACTACAAATTACGAATTTATTGCGCCTTGCGATGGTCTGTTTCATTTCAGTGGTCGTTTTTATGTTAACAACACTGCAATTATTTCTGATTATTTCATCAGTATAGATGATTCTTCTTTGGACGGTACTCTTTATTTTGCAAGTCAAGATAATGACCAATCAGATAGTAGTGTCACTTTTGCTGAAACTTTTCAACTCACAGCTAATCAAACGGTTTCTATAAAAGGAAATGCTGGTCAGTATTACCCGTTGTATTCCAGTTTCAGTGGCTTTTTAGTGGGGTAATTAGACATGACAAGCATACTTAAAGTCTCATCAATCCAAGACCCCACCAACAGCAACACAGCGTTATCGATTGATAGCAGTGGGCGTACTCGTATACACCAAAACGCCACCGCTACATCTAACTACGCAACCTCAGGTGCTTGGGTAATATCTGGCGTTCCTGACTGGGCAGACAAAATCAAGTTTGCAGGTTACAGGCTGTCTGCCGATACTGCAGGCGACATTTACTTTAGGGTAACAGTTGGCGGCACTGCTGTTCAAGGAACTGCATACAAACACACACAAGTTATATTAAACAACGCAGCAGCAGTTGCAACTTATGATAGAAGTGCTGGTCATGGTCAAATTGAAATTGAAGGCTTTGCCCTCACTGCTCATTTGTTTAACTGGATTGTAGAAATCTATAAAATAGACACCAACATCTACGGCTTTACAGCAAATGTAGCAAATCACACATACGGAGGTTATTACGTCACTCAAGCTGGCACTATAGAAACAAGCGGTGCTATTGATGGCGTTCAGTTGATTGCTTCGGGCGGTAATTTTGATAGCGGTAAAGCACGGCTTTTTTGGGAGTAGTTTGACATGGGATTAATACGTCTACAATCAAGCAGTCTCCCTAGTGGGTCTGTTTTGCAAGTTAAAGATGCTTCAGATACTTCAATAAGAACAACTGTTAGCCAATCATTTGATATAGCAAGTAACACGGCTCAAGTAACAATCACTCCATCGTCAGCAACATCTAAATTCCTTATTACCTGTTGTGGAATAATTAGTGCAGATGATGGAAATGATGGTTGGTTTACTACTATTTTTAGAGACAGCACAAATTTAGGTCATGCCGATATTGGTTTGCAACACGGTAATTCTATCGTTGGTGTTCAAGTGCAATTTTCCCCATTTTCAATGACTATTTTAGATAGCCCTGCAACCGCAGCAGCCATCACATACGGATTGCGCTTTCGTTCATATAATTCCGATGGTGATGCTGCTACAACGACACGGCTTGGACAGCAGATGGCTGGAACAAGCGCAGCAGTGCCAACGCACATAACCGTTACGGAAATCGCAGGATAAGTTCCATGAAACAGACACTAGAAGTATCACCAGAATTGCGAGTAGCCTTAGACTTAGAAGCACACGAAAAAGAATGTGCAATAAGGTACGCATCAGTAGAGGAAAAACTTTTAGGTCTCGACAAACGCTTGTGGAGACTTGAAGCACTTATCATGGGGTCAACTGTAATTATGGTTGGCCTTGCAGCTACCTTACTTTCAAAAATGTAGGAGAATAGCCATGTTAGCGGAACTAGCGGCGGCTAACGCTGCCTTTGCCATTATAAAGCAAACTCTAACCAATGGTAAGGAACTAGTTGATGCTGGCAAGGCTATCTCTCAGTACGTAGATGCCAAAGAAACTTTACAAACTAAAGCCAATAAAAAGAAAAACTCTTTCTGGAATCAAGTAGGTGGTAAGTCTGGTGATGACCTAGAAGAGTTTATGGCTCTAGAACAAATTAAGCAGCAGGAGAATGAACTACGTGAGGCTATGCAGCTTTATGGTAGGGCAGGACTGTGGCAGGATTGGGTTAGGTTTCAGGCAGAAGCACGTAAACAAAGAATTAATGCACAAAAACAAGCAGCAAAAGAACGACAACAATTTATTGACAACTGTATTATAGCCTTTTATTGGGCTGTGTGTATAGGATTAGGTCTGGCTACGCTAGGTATTATCCTGTGGGTTGTTAAGGAGAGTATGAATGTTTAAGACAATAGTACTAGCCTGTGCTATAGCTTCTCCTGACATGTGCTGGGAATATCACGATACACGTGGCCCCTATGACACACAGGAGCAATGTAAAACCAGAGCCTACGAAATGGGTAACATGATTGCAGAGGTGCATGAAGGTACTGTTATGGCACAGAAGTTTAAATGTAAGCAGCTAAGAGGTCAGGCACTATGATACTAGGAGTAGTACAAGCCGTGGCTGGTCTAGCCAGTACATGGATGGAAGGTAAGGTTGAGACACAAAAAGCCAAAGTAGCTGTAGCAAAGAAGGTTGCTGCTGGTGAAATGGAGTGGAACCAGACCATGGCACAGGCTTCTGCGTCAAGCTGGAAGGATGAGTGGCTAACAATTTTGGTGAGCATACCTCTGATATTAGCCTTTACAGGACACGAAGACATTGTGCAGCGTGGCTTTGAGGCGTTAGACAGTATGCCAGACTTCTATAAGACTGCTGTAGGCGTTGTATTCGCAGCAAGTTTTGGTGTTCAACAACTTACTAAGATGTTTAAAAAATAGAGGTAACTATGAGCCTATACGAAAACATTAACAAACGTAAAAAAGCTGGTACTAGCAGACCTAAGAGTAAGTCTACTATTAGTGCTAAATCTTATGCCAACATGAAGGCTGGTTTCCCTAAGAAGACAGATAAGTATAAGAAAAAAACATGAACTATTTACAGTTAATTCAACAACTTAAACGTCACGAAGGATTGAGGTTAAAGCCCTACAAATGCACAGCAGACAAGCTTACTATCGGTGTTGGAAGAAACTTGGAAGATGTAGGCATCTCAGAAGAAGAAGCAGAGATGTTGCTGATAAACGACATAGAGAGGGCAACAGACCAGTTAGTGCTGACCTTTCCATGGACAGAAGACCTAGACACGGTACGTTTTCAAGCCCTTATCAACTTCACCTTCAACGTAGGGATAGGGACAGTGGGCAAGTTCGTAAACGCAATGGCTCTGCTAAAGGACGGAAGTTACGATACGGCAGCAGACGAATTTCTGAACAGCCGTTGGGCTAAACAAGTAGGACAACGTGCAATAGAAGTTGCGGAGCAAATACGTACAGGAGAGTGGCAATGAACCAAAAACAACAGATGGACGATTTACATGCCGCCGTTACAGCAGACCTACTAGCACGTGTACGTAGCGGTGAGGCAACTGCAAGCGAACTGTCAGTAGCTGTCAAATTTTTGAAAGATAATGGTGCATCACTAGATGTTATCACTGCTGAAAGTCCTATGGCTAACCTTCTTAACGACTTACCCTTTGATGTGGCAGAGAGTGTGCAATGAATCGAAGTAATATATGACGATTAATCGCCCATAGAAGCCCACTGACAGGCCTTAGAGCCTTGAGAGGTATGTACCCACTATGCAACAACCAAACGCCGTCCCTGAGGCTCTGAGAGACTTTAGGAACTTTACATACTTAGTATGGCAACATTTGGGATTACCAGAGCCTACGCCAGTACAGTACGACATTGCACATTACTTGCAGAACAGTCCCAAGCGTTGTATTATCGAAGCTTTCCGTGGTGTAGGTAAGTCTTACATCACTGCTGCCTACGTGGTACACCAGCTACTGCTAGACCCACAGCTAAAGTTCATGGTGGTGTCTGCATCTAAGGCACGTGCTGATGACTTCTCTACGTTTACGCAGCGTATCATCATGGAACTGCCTATATGCCAGCATTTGGTGGCTAAAGAGGGGCAGAGATGGTCTAAGATAGCTTTTGATGTAGCACCTGCTAGGGCATCTGGTAGCCCCTCAGTAAAGTCTGTGGGTGTTACAGGACAGCTTACAGGTTCACGTGCTGATATTATTATTGCTGATGACGTAGAAGTTCCCAACAACTCTATGACACACATGATGCGTGAAAAGTTAGCGGAGACTGTTAAGG